GGTTCCATAAGCCCCTTTTCTCACTAGCTGTAGCTCAACGGGTTACGTTCCACCACATGAGATTAACTATCAACGCCATCTCAGATGAGACGGGAGTGGACCGCCGAACGGTCAAGAAGTGGCTGGTAAATGTCCAGGCAGACGAGGACGGTAAGTATCGGTTGCGGGACTTCGTGTCTGCGCTTCGCGGTCAGAGTGCCGGATCGGAGATGGAGCGGGAACGGCTGGCGAAAATCGCAGCGGAGCGTAGGCTGCTGGAGATTGATGAGGCCACCAAGCTAGGCCGACTCCTCGACACTGAGGAAGTCCGCAAGTATTGGGCGGGCCGGATCGTGCGTTACAAACAATGGTTGATGAATCAGCGGCAGCTAACCGAGGCACAGAAGCGGGACCTATTGCTCCACTTCTCCGAAGCGATGGAACCAGAACTGGTAGCAGCACCAGCGAAACCGAAGCGGAAGCGGGTTAAGAGAAAGGCAGCGAAGTGAACCGCCGCATACTATGCCGACAATGTGAAGGCGAAGGGAAGGTGAGTTACGGTCATTGGGTAATCATGGGGTTTCCGTGTTTCCACGATAAGAGGCGGTGCCCAATGTGTCTTGGTGTCGGTTACTTGGTGCCGGGTGTCGATGAAGCTGCGTCAACCATGTGTGCGGCTATTAGTGTCGGTAGATTGACAGATTCAGACTCGGCGCAACCTAAAGCGCCATCCTGAAACTATCACCGCAACTCACCAAACTAGCCCACGAATGGGCAGCACTCGCAGCACCACGACCAGCGGCAAACGTTTGGCAGTGGGCCGAAGCTAATCGCATCCTGTCCAAAGGAGTCTCGTCAGCCAGCAAGCGTGCGCCCACCCGCTACAAGACGGCAACCGCACCGCATCAGGTAGCGCCACAGGAAGCGTTCACTGATCCAGACGTACAGGTCACTGTCCTCATCATGGCCAGCCAGATCGGTGGCAAAACCGAGATGTGCAACAACCTGCTCGGCTATCACATGGACCACGAGCCCACCAATTGCGTGGTCATGTATCCCACCATCGAGGCCACCGAACGCTACAGCAAAAGGAAGTTCGCGCCGATGGCCAGGGACTCACCGGCACTAGCCAAGCTGCTCTCGCCGGCTCGGTCCAGGGACAGCGGCAACACCATCACGGTAAAGGAATTCCTCGGTGGCTCGGTTTACTTCGTTGGTGCTGCATCACCATCGAGCCTGCGGCAGTCATCCGGCGAGGTGCTGATAGCTGATGAGATTGACGCCATGGATGACGGCGATGAAGGGGACCCCGTCGAGCTGCTTTGGAAGCGTGCCGAATCCTATGATGAGGCAATCAAGGTGGTGGCATCGACACCAACCCGCAGCGGAAGCAGCCGCATTCAGGACTGGTTTGATAAGTCAGACCAGCAATACTGGTTTGTGCCGTGCGCCAAGTGCAAGCACTACCAGACGCTGCGCTGGTCACAGGTGCAGTGGCCTAAAGGTGAACCAAAGAAAGCGCGGATTATCTGTGAGAAGTGCGGGGACAAGTGGACCGACAGGCAGCGATTGGACGCATACTATGCAGGCCGCTGGCAACCCACCGCCAAGTTCACAGGGATTCGGGGCTACCATCTCAACGGCATCTACTGTCCCTGGCCTGCACATCGAGGGTTCGAGAATCGGTTGCACGAGATGGCTGCGGAACATCTGCGCATCGAGGCGAAGGCGCCAGAGAAAAGGCGGGTTTGGGTCAACACTTTCCTTTGTGAGACGTACGAGGAGGAGGCGGAACGACCACCGGACCCGAACCAGATACAGACCAGGGCTGAATCCTACGGGGACAACCACCAACTGCCCGCTGGTGTGCTGGTCCTGACCTGTGGTGTGGACGTCCAGTCAGACCGGTTGGAGGCAGAGATTCGAGGTTGGGGCATGGATGAGGAGTCCTGGGGGATCGAGATGGGCCGGTTTCTAGGTAACCCCGAACTGCCCGAACCATGGAACCAGTTGGCGGATTGGCTGGCCCAGAAGTTCGACCACCCACACGGCCACGTTCTGACCATCCGCGCTTGCTGTGTGGACAGTGGGCACAAACCGAAACCGGTCTACGCCTTCTGCCGGCGCATGTATCCGCTGGCGTTCCCTGTCAAAGGGAGCTCGACGCCCGAGGCGCCACTGCGTTCCATGCCTAGGAAGACCACTGTGACAGGGGTCCGGCTAATCATGGTGGGGACTAACACCGCAAAGGACCACCTGTTCTCCCGTCTCCACCTGGACAAGCCTGGCCCGCGGTTCATGCATTTCCCGATAGGCCACGGTTACGACGAGGAATACTTCGCCCAACTCTGTGCTGAGAAGAGGCATGTGCGCTATCTGAAGGGCCGGCAGATCCATGAATACGTCAAGGTCAGGGAACGAAACGAGGCAATCGACTTGAGCGTGTACAACATGGTGGCGTTGGATCTGCTCAATGTGAACTGGGAGGCCACGGCGAAACGGCTTGCAAAGCAGCAGAATCCGAAGGATAAAGAGTCTAGGAGTGGCTCGGCTGTAGCTCCCCCACGCACGGGGTTTGTAAGCCGATGGCGACGATAGACACCAAACGGAAGCTGCGGGTCCGATGGAGCTGCCCTAAATGCTCACGGAGAAACCACGCTCGATACACCACTTGCTGCGGGTGCGCTTATGCTCTCAATGTAGCCCACACCACACCTGACCCACGCAAAACCGTGCTTGGCAGTCCTGATGTCTTCTTGCGCTAATGGCCTTTGAAGTCCCATTAACCGAACCCGATGAGATCATTGCGGGTGACTTAGTAACATGGAAGCGGGTGTTGGCTGACTTCCCCGCAAGCACCTGGACCCTGGCGTATTACCTGCGCAGCGACACAGGCGGGGACGCGGAGACAGTGACGGCTGCGGCCAGCGGTGATGACCACCTGGTCAGCGAGGCAGCAGCCACTACAGCTTCCTGGGTGGTTGGCACCTACTACTGGACAGCACGAGTCACCAGCGGTTCCAGCATTCACACCATCTGTGAGGGTGTGTTCAAGATCAAGTCTGACCCTGCGGTGGTTACGACCAGTGATGACAGGTCGGATGCAAAGATTATCTATGATGCTCTCATTGCCGCTTTCAAGACACGAGCCACCCGACCTGAGAAGCAGTACAGCCTGCAAGCTGCTGGCCGGTCATTCACCTTCCACACGTTGGACGAGTGGCAGAAGGCTATCGGATACTGGAAGAGTATTGTGGATGCTGAGACGGCGCAGGACTTGGCCGATAAAGGTAAACCCACCGGCAACCGAATCCTGACCTACCTGTGAGCGATTCTATTTACAGAAAGTTAGCATTGAAACTGGCCAACCGCTTCGGCTTCTATGCGGGCTCACAGTTGCGGGGTTCCCCTGGTTTCTCAGCAGCCAACGTCACCAGGCTCACCAACTCCTGGACCACGGGAACCCTGTCAGTCAATGCCACGATCCGCAACGACCTAAACAACCTTCGCGCACGTTCAAGGGACCTGGCGCAAAACAACAGCTACGCCGTCAAGTTCATGTCAATTCTGCGTACTAACATCCTGGGTGAATCAGGGATGCTGCTACGTAACGCCGCGAGGGACCCCACCCTGGTGATAGGCGGCAAGGAAGTAGTGGGCGAGATGGATGTGTTTGCCAATAGCCTCATCCAACGGAACTGGAAGGAATGGGGTAAGCCTGAGTGGTGCACGGTAACCAAGAACATGACCTGGCAGACAGTTAATGAGCTGTGCCTGACTTCGGTGGCTCGGGATGGTGATGTCTTTGTGCAGCTCGTGACTGACACCAGTAGTCCATTCGGTTTGCGGTTACGGTTGTTCGAATCAGACTTCGTTGACATCGAGCTGAACAAGCCACTGCAGAACGGGAACGAGATTAAGATGGGCGTGGAGTTCACATCACAGGACCAGCCGGTGGCCTATTGGATGAGGCGTTCCCATCCAAACGATGCCTACTACGGGAGCAACCTAGAGCAGAAGTTCGAACGCATCACTGCCGATAAGATGGTGCATCCGTTCGCCATGCAGCGACTACACCAGGCACGCGGCCTACCATGGATGGCGCCGGTCATGGACCCGTTGAACATGCTAGGTGCATACGAGGAAGCAGAGACAGTGCGGGCCAGGGTCGGTGCGAGCAGCCACGGTTTCTTCAAGAAGACTGAGGGCAACGGTGTACCGCTTCCAGATGACGGTTTGGGCAATAAACGCATGGACATGGAACCAGGTCAATGGGATGAGTTGCCGCAGGGAGTGGAACCGCATGTGGTGGACCTGAACAGCCCAAACCCTCAGTTTGATATGTTTGAGACTCGGATACTGCGCAGCATCGCAGCCGGACTGCAGACCAGCTACAACGTGCTTGGCGAGGACATGAGCAGCGTGAATTTCAGCTCTATGCGGATGGGGCTGATGGAACCACGGGAAGTCTACAAAATGATGCAGACTTGGTGGGCTAATACGTTCTGTTCCCCCATTTTCCATCCATGGTTACTACAGCAACTGACCACGCAGAAGATTCCGCTACCCGTTTCCAAGTTTGGCAAGTTTTGCTGTCCTGGCTGGAAGGGCCGGCGCTGGCCATACATCGAACCAAACAAGGACGTGGATGCAGCCATTAAGCGGATGGGTGCGAACCTGTCCAGCTTGACGGGTGAGCTGGCACAGATCGGTGTTGAGCGGGACGACCTGTTGGCAGAGATAGCCTCGGACAATGCCGCATTGGAAGCTCACGGGTTGACATCGGCAGAGGTGCTGGGTGGCCCGGCACCAGCTACCAGCACGGCCACCAATGATGATGACGACGACACTGAACCGGATGAGATGGGCGAGCCGGAAGAGGATAACAAGGTGGCCACCGAGAACATCAAGCGGGAGGCAGACGCATACGGTGTGCTGGTCCGTGCTGGCGTGTTGACCCCGAACGAGCAGGACGAAGACACGTTCAGAGAGAAGCTTGGAATACCTGCACCACCTGAAGTCAAGGCGGCATGGGCGGAAGACGACGGAACCAGACGCCCCATCACTCTGGCCCCATCTGGTGGCGGAACGGCCCCACCACCCCCGCAACAAAGTCTTGCAGAGGATGAGGAATAATGCTCTTTTGGGTGTGAGGAGACTCGGCACATAGGCTACTGCTATGGCGAGAAAGCTTACTTTAGGCACATGCTACCGAGCGGCAAAGGTGGACAAGTCCACCATTGACGAGGAAGCCCGTACCGTCTCGCTTTCGTTTTCTTCTGAATTCCCCGTCGAGCGCCACTTCGGCACAGAGATCCTTGACCACCATCCCGACAGCGTCCGCCTGGATAGGCTGCGCAATGGTGGGCCGTTGCTGATGGACCACAACCCCGAGAGCCTGGTGGGCGTGGTTGAGTCCGCAGAGATCAAGGACAAGCGGGGCCAGGCCACGGTGAGGTTCAGCAAGTCCCCGCAGGGGCAAATTGTATTTGACGAGGTAAAGGACGGAATCCGGCGCAACGTCAGTGTTGGCTATCGAATCCACGATATGATTCGGGAAGGCAAACCAGAGGGACCGGAAGTCTTTCGGGTTACCGACTACGAACCGCTGGAGATTTCGATGGTGGGTGTTCCTGCTGACCCGACGGTTGGCATGGACCGCAGTTACGAAATTGAGTTAAAGGAAAGGAATTCGCATATGAGCGAACCAAACAAAGACACGCCTACTCCTACTCCTACCCCAACCCCGGCACCGGACTTGGAAGGAATCAAGGCACAAGCGAAGCTAGAGCTTATCGCTGAACAGCGAGTGGCCAGCGACCGCAAAGCCAAACGAGATACCGAAATCAACGCTATCGCCGAGTTGCACAACAACGACGCATTGCGAACGATGGCGGTGGAGTTCGTCAAGACTGACGGTGAGTTGGACGAGTTCCGACAAGCCGCACTCAAAGAGCTTGCACGAGACACAACGCCATTGAGCGTCATTCCCAGTGAAGGCATGAGCCAACGGGACCTGAAGCAATACAGCTTCACTCGTGCGATCATGTCCTGTCTGCCGAAGCAGTTCGGCGGCGATGGTAGCCTGGGTGGGTTCGAACGTGAAATGTCCGACGAGGTTGCCAAGCGCACAGGCCGCAATCCTGACGGGTTCTTCATTCCTGAAGACGTGCTGCAAAAGCGCGTTCTGGAAGTTGGCACGTTCACGGGAGCTGGCGCACTGGTGCAGTCATCCGATGGCGGACAATCACTCATCGAGCTACTTCGAAATAACATGGCCGTGGTTGAGATGGGAGCGACAACGCTTTCTGGCTTGACTGGCGATGTGGATATTCCGAGACAGACAGGCGGCGGAACCGCTTCTTGGCTGGCTGAAGGTGCCACGTTGACACGAGCAGACCAGACCGTGGGGCAACTCGCGCTACGCCCTCACAGGCTCAGTGCTGCCACCGCGTTCAGCAAGCAGTTGCTGGCGCAGGCGTCACCCGATGTGGAAGGGTTCGTGCGGAACGACCTGATGCAAGTGATTGCCATCGCGAAGGACTTGGCGTGCCTGAGTGGAAGTGGTGCCAGTGGACAACCGCTGGGTATCATCAACACCAGCAACCTGTCTACGGCGGCAACGCATACAGCGTCTGGAACGTTCACCTGGCCGCAAGCCATGGACTACGAGCAGAACCTGGACGACAACAACGCGGTTGGAGGTTCGTTGGGTTACCTCATGTACCCCACAGCTAAAGCAGTTGCAAGGACGACTGTTAAAGACAGCGGTGGCGGCGGGTTTGTCTGGGATTCTTCCGGTAACACCATCGGTGGTCACAAGGCGATGAGCACGAACCAGCTTTCGTCTGGCGCAGGCGGCGTTGTCTTCGGTAACTGGGCTGACTTGATCGTGGCTGATTGGGACGGCACGGACGTTATCGTGGACCCATTCACGCTTAGTCTTAACGGCCAAGTGTCAATCGTGATTCAGACGCTGACTGACTGCGGGGTGCGCAATCCTGTCTCATTCTGCATCTCTGCTGCGTAACCATGAAGGCGCGATTTATACGAGGCACAACCTGGTCAGGGAAGATCGTCAATGCAGGCGACACACACGAAATGGAAGCGGATGTCTTCCGGCTGTTCAAGCTGGCAGGCAATGCCGTGGAAGCGGACGTGGTGGAACCTGTGGTGTCTGAACCCGAACCAGATCCAGTGCCAGAACCAAAAGCGCCGACAAAGAAACTTCGAAGGAAAGGTAAATAATAATGGCTCAAGACTTAACTAATGAACTGAATCAGTTCAGCCTCGGACCAGCACGGAACGTTGCCGTCGGATCGGGTACCACCAGCTTTGCTGGTGTGGATATCCGTGATTACGTTGGCAAGATTACGTGCATGGTGACAACCCACAGCGAACATGACCTGGGTAGTAATAGCGTGGTAACCTCCGTGCTTGATAGTGCGGATGACGCCACGTTTGCTGCGCTGACTCATGCCACGCCAATCACCACAACCGCGTCAGTGGCGTTCGGGACCATCACGGTGGATACGCGACAGACCAAGCGTTATATCCAAGCGAAGCATGTTGTGACTGGAACCACCCAGACCTGCCAGTGGGCAGTGGTTGGGGTTGGACAGAAACAGGTAGTCTAAACACTTTGATGCACGGTGCTCTCAATATTAACTGGTTGAAACTTAGCCGAGTCTCACTCTGTAAATAGAGCACCGTTGCATCAAACCTTATGAATTCGCTAACGGCTAAAGCGGAATCACTTCACGACGCAGGAAAGTACAAGGAAGCAGAAGCACTGTTCGCAGAGGTTCTACAGGAGGACCCAACACACCCCGGCAAGCTATTCAATCTCGCCAAAGCACTACACCACCAAGGCAAGGAAAAGGAAGCCATCCTCAAGTACTGCGACGTACTTGTCGCACCGGGGGAATACCCTGTCTACAAGGCCAACGCCGCGAACAACCTGGGTTTGATTCTCAGTGGTTACGGCAAGACGCAGGAAGCAGTGACGGCGTTCGAGTTTGCTCTGTCACTCATAGACAACTTCGCACCAGCCGAGAACAACCTGGGTAACCTGCTGCTAAAGGACGGTGATTTCCACGGTGCGTTAAAGCGTTACGATTCTGCACTGAAGATGGACGGGAAGTGCTTTGATGCTTGCATGAATTGCGGCACCGTGCAGCTAGCCACGGGTGACATGCCCCGAGGTTGGCGTAACTACGAATACAGGTGGAAGACAGCCAGCTTTGCCACCAAGCCAATCATCGGGCAGACGCGGTGGAAGGGGCAATCCCTGGAAGGCAAGACGATCCTGTTGACGGGCGAGCAAGGCAAAGGGGATGCCATCATGGGAGTACGTTACGCACCGCTGGTGCGGGAGCGGTACAACCCCGAACGGTTGCTGTATCACGGCCACCGCGAAACCATGAACCTATTCCGTCACGTTCAGGGCATAGACGAGCTGTCATGTGTGACGGACCCCAACGACGTGGACCCGTCCACCTACGACTACCACTGCCCGCTGTTCAGCCTACCTGATATCTTCAGCACCCGCCTGGGTGACGTACCGCACGATACCTATATACACGTCCCAGGCGAGTTCGGCCTGGTCGATACAGGCAAGCTGCGGGTGGCCATGGTCTGGGCGGGTTCACCGGGCCACGCCAACGACAAGGACCGAAGCGTGCTGCCTTCACTGTTCGAGCCGTTATCGAAGCTGGATGGTATAGACTGGTTCTCACTGCAGGTTGGTGAATCCGCCAAGCAGTGCCCGTCCTGGGCTAAGGACTTGTCGCCATACATCACCGACTACACCGACACCGCACAGGCGCTGAACGAGCTAGACTTGGTTATCAGCGTGGACACATCGGTGGTGCACTTGGCGGGAGCAATGGGCCGGCCAACGTGGACGCTGATACCATACAGCCCTGATTGGCGGTGGATGTTGACAGGTGATGAGTCGCCGTGGTATCCCTCGATACGGTTATTCCGCCAGGAAACCAAAGGTGACTGGGCGGATGTGGTGACGCGAATAAAACCGGAACTGGCTAAACTGAGTGCAAATCACCGAGTTTCTAAAACTACTCCAAGATAATACCTACCCTGAAGCACCGACACCCGTGCACTCGGACTTGACGCCGTTGGTGATGGATTGGGTGTTGCCGTCAGTGAAGGGCAAGCAGGTCCTTGATGTGGGCTGCGGTCAGGGCGTGGCCCTAGTGGAGTTTGGCAAGCGAGGCTACAACGCTATCGGGACGGGCGTTAATGATGCAGACCTGGAGCAGTGCAGAGAGAAGGGTTTGGCAGTGGTCAAGGCCGACATGCACGAGAACCACACAGAAACCACGTTTGACCTGATATGGTTGCGCCACGTTCTGGAACATTCTCCGGTCCCGCTCTATGTCCTCCATCTCCTGCGGGAACGGTTATCCGAAGGCGGTCTGCTTTATATCGAAGTACCAGCACCCGACACGGGCGCACACCATGAACGCAACGCCAATCACTATGCCGTCCACACTCCTAGTGCCTGGGTGGCACTGATCCTCAAAGCAGGACTAACCATAACGGACGGCAAACAAATAGACCTGGACCTTTCCATAGGCTGCAAGGATTCATACTACGCATTCATATGCAAGAAAGCGGCATAAAGGTGTTCAGCCTCGGACGACGAGGGGAACGAAACGAAGGTATCAAAGAGTTCCAGTGGGAACTAATACAGGACCAGCGCACGGTGCCGGTGGCGTGGTGGCTGGACACAGTCGAACCGAGCCAGCGGTTGATGGCTGACATTCTGTCTGCTGGCGGCATGTATGAGGTAGAGACAGTGGTGGCTATCATTTCCGTGCTGCGTGAAGGCGGGACGTTCTTTGACGTGGGAGCGCACTGCGGTTTCTTCTCTGTCATCGCTTCGGCGTTAGTGGGTGAAACCGGGCAGGTGGTGGCATTCGAACCCAGCGCATCCAACCGCAGACACTTCATGCGCAATGCAAACCGGGACAATGTCTGCCTGGTGTCTGCCGCGGTAACGGATCGGGACGGGTTGGTGGACCTGCATCTGTGCGCAGACAACGACGGTGGCAACGCACTCTGGGACCCCGGAAAGCACGACTGGAACGCAGACACCAGGGCTGCACCGCCCAACCTAGAATCTGTGCGGGGAGTGTCGCTGGACAGCTACGCGCACCACTGTCCAACCGTCATCAAGATTGATACTGA